CCTTCGGTTCCTGCCACCAGCATCATCCAGGATAAAGCGAAAAAGGTGCTGGCGCTGAAAGTGGATCCGGAGTCGCCGGAGTCTTTTATGTTACGCCCAAAACGCCGCCGCTGGGTTAATGAAAAGTACACGCGCTGGGTTAAGACACAGCCGTGTGCATGTTGTGGAAAGCCTGCTGATGATCCCCACCACCTGATAGGCCACGGTCAGGGTGGAATGGGTACAAAAGCGCATGACCTCTTTGTGTTGCCTTTGTGCAGAAAGCATCACGACGAGCTGCATGCGGATACCGTGGCATTTGAAGAAAAGTATGGCTCTCAGCTGGAGCTGATATTTCGTTTTATCGATCGTGCGCTGGCAATTGGCGTATTGGCGTAAGTGGAGAACGAGCATGAACCTTGAAGCCTTACCAAAATATTACTCCCCAAAATCTCCAAAATTGAGCGATGACGCACCGGCGACAGGCTCAGGTGGTTTAACGATTACGGATGTGATGGCTGCGCAGGGGATGGTGCAGTCGAAAGCACCGCTTGGGTTTGCCTTATTCCTGGCAAAAGTTGGTGTTCAGGATCCTCAATTTGCGATTGAAGGTCTGCTCAATTACGCGATGGCACTGGATAACCCGACATTGAACAAATTGAGTGAAGAAACCCGGTTACAGATCATCCCTTACCTTGTGAATTTTGCCTTTGCTGATTATTCCAGGTCTGCGGCAAGTAAGGCTCGCTGTGAGCATTGTGCTGGTACTGGATTTCATAATGTATTGCGCGAAGTGGTGAAACACTCCAGAAGCGGGGAATCTGTTATCAAGGAAGAGTGGGTGAAGGAACTATGTCAGCATTGTCATGGTAAGGGAGAAGTCAGCACAGCGTGCAGAGGGTGTAAGGGTAAAGGTATTGTCCTGGATGAAAAAAGGACCCGGCTTCATGGCACGCCTGTTTATAAGATTTGTGGGCGTTGCAATGGAAACCGGTTTAGCCGTTTACCAACCACGCTGGCACGACGTCATGTCCAGAAGCTGGTACCAGACCTGACCGATTATCAGTGGTATAAGGGGTATGCGGACGTCATTGGTAAACTGGTAACAAAGTGCTGGCAGGAAGAAGCATACGCGGAAGCGCAATTGAGGAAGGTGACGAGATAAATGATTTTTGCTGAAGATGGCGACATGATGCTTGCATTTTTCAAAAAATATGGATAAGATTTTCCCAACGATGGGCTTTGTATGTCTACCGTTGATAAGATTTAGGAACCCGCCACTGAGCGGGTTTTTTGTACCTGTAAACTTGGTGCAGTACAGTAAACACGCTGGTGGTCGTGAATACTGACTTTTTATCTTGCTGGATTTTTAGACAAGAGTTATTGGTATGTCATGTTAACCAGAAGGGAAAAAGACATGCTAAAACAGCAAGATATGACAGAAACCGCCGCCGCAGTCCTTCATTTCTTACCTGCTGACAAGTGGGTAACGCCACGCATGATGACGAGAACTACCGGAGTAAGCGAAGCCCGGTGCCAGTTAATACTGACTCAGTTAGTTCTGGCGGGTCTGGCGAAGGATAACGGCGGGTACGGGAATAAATTCAGACGCTGCCAGTAATGGCGGTTTCCTGCTGTGAAAATGGGCGGCTGGTGGGTGTTGGTAGCACCTGCCAGCCATTCGCTCATGCTTACTGGTCACAAGCGAACCACGGCCCACTGCTTTAGCGCAAAAGCAGAGTGAGCCTACCAGAGTTACGCTTACTGATCCATGAAAAATACTGTAAAAATAAACAGTGTTGATTTAATCAACGCTGATTGCCTGCATTTTATTCAGTCCCTGCCTGATGATTCCATTGACCTGATTGTTACCGATCCGCCTTACTTCAAGGTGAAACCTAACGGTTGGGACAATCAGTGGAAAGGGGATGAAGATTACCTTAAGTGGCTGGACCACTGTCTGGCCCAGTTCTGGCGGGTGTTGAAACCTGCCGGAAGCCTTTACCTGTTCTGTGGGCATCGCCTAGCATCTGATATTGAGATCATGATGCGTGAACGTTTCAACGTGCTTAACCATATCATCTGGGCGAAGCCGTCCGGACGTTGGAATGGGTGTAATAAAGAAAGTCTGCGCGCATATTTTCCTGCCACAGAGCGCGTTCTGTTTGCTGAACATTACCAGGGGCCATATCGCGGCAAAAGTGACGGCTATGCGGCAAAAGAAAGGGAACTCAAACAGCACATAATGGCACCGCTGATATCGTATTTCAGGGATGCTCGTGCCGAACTGGGTATAACGGCAAAACAAATTGCCGAAGCCACAGGTAAGAAAAATATGGTTTCCCACTGGTTTGGTGCCAGTCAGTGGCAGTTGCCGAATGAGGCTGACTATCGGAAGTTACAGGCACTGTTTTCCCGTATAGCGGCAGAGAAGTTTCAGGAACAACAACTGGAACAACCACACCACCAGCTGGTGGCATCTTATGATTCACTGAATCGCAAATATTCTGAATTGCTGGATGAGTTTAAATCTCTCCGGCGCTATTTCTCCGTATCAGTCTCCGTGCCTTATACCGATGTCTGGACGCATAAGCCCGTTCAGTTCTACCCGGGTAAACATCCGTGCGAGAAACCGGCGGATATGCTCCGGCAAATAATCAATGCCAGTAGTCGACCTGGTGATCTGGTTGCTGATTTCTTTATGGGATCCGGTTCCACAATAAAAGCAGCAATGGCGCTGGGGCGTCGGGCGTTAGGTGTTGAACTTGAGTCAGAGCGGTTTAATCAGACGGTGAAAGAGGTAAGTGAACTGGTGGGGAAATAATTCTGGTGGCCACGTTGCGTGGCCTTTTTATTTCCAACACAGCACCCGCAAATATCGCGAGGTGAGAGATGACGAAATGCCTCATAACCCAAATACCTGGCTGGACTTGGTCCAGAGCTGGTGGCGTGGAGACACACCGCTGGGTGCAGTGATTATGTCGATCGTTATGGCTGGTTTGCGCATCGCCTATTTTGGCGGTGGTGGTGGCTGGAAGCGAAAAACGCTCGAGATTTTGCTATGTGGCGCTCTGACGCTGACCTTTGCATCCGCTCTTGAGTATGTCGGATGGCCTAAATCACTTTCTGTTGCCATTGGTGGTGGGGTGGGGCTGATCGGTGTCGATGCTATTCGTGGGGCTGCAATGCGAGTAATCGGTAACAAATTTGGTGGCTCTAAGGAGTAATTTATGCAGGTACTAAATTCCCAGCGTAAAGCTTTCCTTGATATGGTGGCTTGGTCAGAAGGAACGGATAACGGACGACAACCGACACGTAACCACGGTTATGACGTTATTGTCGGTGGTGAACTCTTCACTGATTACTCCGATCACCCTCGCAAACTTGTCACGCTAAACCCGAAACTCAAGTCAACAGCCGCCGGACGTTACCAGCTTCTTTCACGCTGGTGGGATGCTTACCGTAAACAGCTTGGCCTGAAAGATTTTTCTCCAGAAAGCCAGGACGCTGTAGCTCTGCAGCAGATTAAAGAGCGTGGCGCTTTACCGATGATTGACCGTGGCAATATTCGTCAGGCAATCGACCGTTGCAGCAATATTTGGGCTTCATTGCCCGGTGCTGGCTACGGTCAGTATGAACACAAGATCGATAGTCTGATTGCCAAATTCAAAGAAGCTGGCGGGGTGGTTAATGAAACTTCGCTATAAGCTGGTTATTTCTGCTTTCCTCCTGACTTTATTCGGTTCTCTCGTCTGGTCAGCTAACCACTACCACAGCAAATACCAGCGCGAAAAGAAACGTGCTGATGAGGCTGTACAAAATGCCGAATCGGCAACCGCTATTACCAATAACGTCCTGCAATCACTGCAAATCGTCAATACAGTTCTGGAGGCTAACCAGCATGCAAAACAGCAGATCACACTGGAGTCACAGAGAACCCAGGAAGATATCAAAGTGGCTGTTGCGGATGATGATTGTGCTTCACGTCCTGTGCCTGCTGCCGCTGCTGACCGGTTGCGGAAGTACGCGAACAGTTTACGTGCCTATTCCGGCGGTACCGTTGCCAGCAAGCCTGACTACTGAAACTCCCCAGCCAGTTATTCCCGATCCTCTGACCTATGGGGCCAGCCTGGATCTGAATGTGAGCCTGCTTTCGGCGTTGGGACAATGCAATATTGACAAAGCGGGGATTAGAAGTATCGAGATGCGCCGTAACGTTTTGCTGGCAGCAGGCAAATAGTCTGGACAAAGAACAGGAATATATTTATGCCTCCTCGAACCCCAAAAGCCTGCCGCGTTCGCGGCTGCCCCCATACCACCACTGACTCGTCAGGCTATTGCGAAAGGCACAAAAGCGAAGGCTGGAAGCAATACAAGCCAGGCCAGTCCCGTCATCAGCGCGGTTATGGTTCGAAGTGGGACAGTATCCGCGCGCGCGTCCTGAAGCGTGACAAAGGTTTATGTCAGTTATGTCTGCGTGCCGGTGTGGTGCGTGAAGCTAAAACCGTTGACCACATCATCCCTAAAGCGCATGGCGGCACCGATGCAGACAGTAATCTGCAGAGCCTGTGCTGGCCGTGCCATAAGACGAAGACGGCCCGTGAACGGCTAAAGTGATAATAATTCTCAACTGCTTGAGGGGAGGGGCGGGTCAAATCCCTGTGGCCTGACGTCTTCCGGACTGCCCGCCCCATCGTTTTTTTATACCCGCGAAAAATGAAATTTAACCAGGAGTGCCGCATATGGCTGGAACGGCGGGGCGTTCCGGGCGTCGCCCCAAGCCAACGGCGCGCAAGGCGCTGGCCGGAAACCCCGGCAAGCGAGCCCTGAACAAAGATGAACCTGTTTTTACGCCCATCAAAGGTGTTGAGCCACCAGAGTGGTTCGCTGAAGAAGATCTCCCTCTCGCCACGATCATGTGGCAACTGACAACCAAAGAACTCTGCGGTCATGGCCTGTTGTGCGTGACTGACCTCGCGGTGCTTGAGCGGTGGTGCGTGGCCTATGAGTTCTGGCGACGTGCCGTGAAAAATATTGCCATACAGGGCAACACCATCACCGGTGCAATGGGCGGCAGGGTCAAAAATCCGGAGCTGACCGCCAAAAAAGAACAGGAGTCCGAGATGAGCAGCACGGGGGCAATGCTCGGACTCGACCCCAGCAGCCGCCAGCGTCTGATTGGCCTGGCGGGGCAGAAGAAAGCCACTAACCCGTTTCTGAAAATCATCGAGTCATGAGCCGGAAATCTTACCCCAACGTAAATGCTGCCAATCAGTATGCCCGTGATGTTGTGCGCGGAAAGATTGTGGCCTGCCAGTTTGTGATTCAGGCCTGCCAGCGCCATCTTGATGACCTGATGGCGGAAAAAAGTAAGTCGTTTCGTTACCGCTTCGACAAGGACCTGGCTGAACGGGCCGCCAAATTTATTCAGCTGTTGCCGCACACCAAGGGTGAGTGGGCATTCAAGAGGATGCCCATCACGCTGGAGCCGTGGCAGCTATTTGTGGTCTGCTGTGCGTTTGGCTGGGTCAATAAAGGGTCCCGGCTGCGCCGCTTCCGGGAGGTGTATACCGAAATCCCCCGTAAGAACGGCAAATCGGCAATCTCTGCCGGTGTTGCCCTGTATTGTTTTGCCTGTGATAACGAGTTTGGCGCGGAAGTGTATTCCGGTGCCACGACGGAGAAACAGGCATGGGAAGTCTTTCGTCCGGCAAGACTGATGTGTAAACGCACACCCATGCTGACGGAAGCGTTCGGGATTGAGGTTAACGCCTCAAACATGAATCGTCCGGAGGATGGCGCGCGGTTTGAACCGCTGATCGGTAACCCCGGTGATGGTTCATCACCCCACTGTGCGGTGGTGGATGAATATCACGAGCACGCCACCGATGCGCTTTACACCACGATGCTTACCGGGATGGGGGCGCGACGTCAGCCACTGATGTGGGCCATTACTACTGCCGGGTACAACATTGAGGGGCCGTGCTACGACAAGCGAAGGGAAGTTATCGAGATGCTCAACGGGTCGGTACCCAACGATGAACTGTTCGGGATCATCTATACCGTTGATGAAGGTGACGACTGGACCGACCCGCAGGTGCTGGAAAAAGCCAATCCAAATATTGGCGTGTCGGTTTATCGCGAATTTTTGTTAAGTCAGCAGCAGCGTGCGAAAAATAACGCCCGTCTGGCAAACGTCTTTAAAACAAAACACCTCAATATCTGGGTGTCGGCGCGTTCGGCGTATTTCAACCTGGTGAGCTGGCAGAGCTGCGAGGATAAATCACTGACCCTTGAGCAGTTCGAGGGGCAGCCGTGCATTCTGGCCTTTGACCTGGCGCGTAAGCTGGATATGAACAGCATGGCGCGACTTTATACCCGCGAGATTGACGGTAAAACGCATTACTACAGTGTGGCCCCGCGTTTCTGGGTACCGTATGACACGGTGTACAGCGTCGAGAAAAATGAAGATCGACGGACAGCCGAACGCTTTCAGAAATGGGTGGAAATGGGCGTTCTGACCGTTACCGATGGTGCGGAGGTGGATTATCGCTACATCCTCGAGGAGGCCAAAGCGGCGAACAAAATCAGCCCGGTCAGTGAGTCACCCATCGACCCCTTCGGGGCGACCGGGTTGTCACATGACCTTGCTGATGAAGACCTGAACCCCGTCACTATCATTCAGAACTACACCAACATGTCCGACCCGATGAAAGAGCTGGAAGCGGCAATTGAATCGGGGCGCTTTCATCATGATGGCAATCCCATCATGACCTGGTGTATCGGCAACGTGGTCGGCAAAACTATTCCGGGTAACGATGATGTGGTGAAGCCCGTCAAAGAGCAGGTGGAAAACAAAATCGATGGTGCAGTTGCGCTGATTATGGCGGTTGGCAGAGCCATGCTGTACGAGAAAGAAGACACGCTGTCTGACCACATTGAGTCCTATGGGATCCGCTCGCTTTAACTGAGGTAATTATGATCATGCTGATTCTCGCGCCTCTGGTGGGCGTGCTGGGGGCGCTTTTGCTGGCGTATGGTGCCTGGCTGATTTATCCCCCGGCGGGGTTTGTTGTTGCCGGGGCGTTGTGCCTGTTCTGGTCGTGGCTGGTGGCGCGATATCTCGACCGTACACAGTCGTCTGTCGGCGGAGGTAAATAGTGTTCTTTTCGGGATTATTTCAACGAAAAAGTGACGCACCGGTGACCACGCCAGCAGAGCTGGCGGATGCTATCGGGTTGTCCTACGACACCTATACCGGAAAGCAGATCAGCAGCCAGCGGGCCATGCGACTGACGGCGGTTTTTTCCTGTGTCAGGGTGCTGGCGGAGTCGGTCGGGATGTTGCCCTGCAACCTGTATCACCTGAACGGCAGTCTGAAGCAGAGAGCCGCTGGCGAACGTCTGCATAAGCTGATCTCCACGCATCCCAATGGCTATATGACGCCGCAGGAGTTCTGGGAGCTGGTGGTCACCTGTCTGTGCCTGCGGGGAAACTTTTACGCCTACAAAGTGAAAGCATTTGGCGAAGTGGCTGAACTGCTGCCCGTCGATCCCGGCTGTGTGGTACCGAAGCTTAACAGTAGCTGGGAGCCGGTCTATCAGGTCACATTCCCGGATGGCTCCACGGATGTACTGAGCCAGGAGGATATCTGGCATGTGCGCACGCTGACGCTGGACGGACTGGTGGGGCTGAATCCCATCGCCTATGCCCGCGAGGCAATATCGCTGGCGGCAGCGACCGAAGAGCACGGGGCCAGACTGTTCAGCAATGGCGCGGTGACGTCGGGTGTGTTGCGTACAGAGCAGACGCTGTCAGATCAGGCTTATGAGCGCCTGAAGAAAGATTTTGAGGAGCGTCACACCGGGCTTGGCAATGCTCACCGCCCGATGATCCTTGAGATGGGGCTGGACTGGAAGTCGATGGCGCTGAACGCCGAGGACAGCCAGTTCCTGGAAACCCGCAAGTTTCAGCTTGAAGAAATCTGTCGTCTGTTCCGGGTACCGTTGCACATGGTGCAGAACACCGATCGCGCCACCTTCAACAATATCGAAGAACTGGGGCTCGGATTTATCAACTATTCACTGGTGCCGTATCTGACCCGCATCGAACAGCGGATCAACACCGGACTGGTACGAAAAAGTAAGCAGGGCGTTTATTACGCCAAATTTAACGCCGGGGCGTTACTGCGCGGGGATATGAAGTCCCGTTTTGAAGCCTACGCCACCGGGATTAACTGGGGAATTTACTCTCCCAATGACTGCCGCGACCTGGAAGATATGAATCCACGACCCGGTGGTGATGTCTATCTCACACCGATGAACATGACCACGAAACCCTCCGATGGCAGTAAAGCCGGTAAGCAGAAGGATAACGCCAATGCAGACGAAACAACGTCTTGATGTACCGCTGAGTCTGAAATCTGTCAGTGACTCCGGTGAGTTTGAAGGGTATGGCTCCGTCTTTGGTGTAAAGGACAGCCACGATGATGTGGTGATGTCCGGGGCATTTGCTGCTTCCCTGCGGGCGTGGAGTGACAGAAAAGCGTTACCTGCGCTGCTCTGGCAGCACCGCATGGATGAACCCATCGGTGTTTACACCGAAATGAAGGAAGACGATGTCGGGCTTTACGTCAGGGGACGGTTGCTTATTGATGATGATCCCCTCGCAAAACGCGCACATGCACACATGAAGGCCGGTTCGTTAACCGGCCTTTCTATTGGGTACGTCCTGAAAGACTGGGAATACGACCGGAGCAAAGAAGCCTTTCTGCTGAAAGAAATCGACCTCTGGGAAGTCAGCCTGGTGACGTTCCCGTCTAACGACGAGGCGCGGATCAGCGACGTCAAGAACGCACTGGCCCGCGGGGAAATCCCCGAACAGAAAAAAATCGAAAGAGTCCTGCGTGATGTCGGACTCTCCCGTACCCAGGCCAAAGCATTCATGGCCGGGGGCTATGGCGCACTGTCCCTGCGCGACGCTGAGGATGTGGGCTCTGCACTGAATGCACTGAAAAATCTGAACTTCTAATCAGGAGAAATACGATGGCGGTTGATATTAAAGATGTCGAACAGGTCGCGCAGGAGCTGCAGCAGAAGTTTGACGACTTCAAAGCAAAGAACGACAAGCGCGTGGATGCGATTGAGCAGGAAAAAGGCAAGCTTGCCGGGCAGGTGGAAACCCTGAACGGGAAACTCAGCGAGCTGGAAAATCTCAAAAGCGACCTTGAAAAAGAGCTGCTTGAGCTGAAACGTCCGGCAGGTGGAGCGCAAAATAAACTGGCCACCGAGCATAAAGAGGCGTTTGTGGGCTTCCTGCGTAAAGGCCGTGAAGACGGTCTGCGCGATCTGGAGCGTAAGGCATTGCAGGTGGGTACCGATGAAGACGGTGGCTACGCCGTGCCGGAAGAACTGGATCGCAACATTCTTAACCTGCTGAAAGATGAAGTGGTGATGCGTCAGGAAGCCACGGTGATCACCGTTGGCGGTTCCGACTACAAAAAACTGGTGAATCTGGGCGGTACGGCTTCCGGATGGGTGGGGGAAACGGATACGCGATCCCAGACTGCCACCTCCAGACTGGAGCTGATTGAACCTCTCATGGGGGAAATCTACGGCAACCCGCAGGCTACCCAGAAAATGCTGGACGATGCCTTCTTCAACGTGGAGGCCTGGATCAACAGCGAGCTGGCAACCGAATTTGCCGAACAGGAAGAAATTGCCTTTACCTCAGGCGATGGCACCAAGAAGCCGAAAGGGTTCCTGGCGTATGAATCCACTGATGAAACCGACAAGGTCCGGGCGTTCGGCAAACTTCAGCATATTGTATCCGGCGAAGCGACCGCGGTGACCGCAGACGCCATTATCAAACTGATTTACACGCTGCGTAAGGCACACCGCACTGGCGCGAAGTTCATGATGAACAACAACAGCCTGTTTGCCATCCGTCTGCTGAAAGACACCGAGGGTAACTATCTGTGGCGTCCGGGGCTGGAACTGGGGCAGCCGTCCTCTCTGGCGGGTTACGGTATCGCTGAAAACGAACAGATGCCGGATATCGCCGCTGATGCGAAAGCCATTGCATTTGGTAACTTCAAACGGGGTTACACCATCGTTGACCGTATCGGCACCCGCATTCTGCGTGACCCGTACACCAATAAACCGTTTGTCGGTTTTTATACCACCAAGCGCACCGGCGGGATGCTGGTCGATTCGCAGGCCATCAAACTGCTGAAGATTGCAGCGGCGTAATCACTCAGGGGCGCGGAACCGCGCCCCCTGTTCTGACGGGTGAAGAATCATGATCCTGAAACAAGATCTGAAATGGTCACCGGACGGTATGCGTGTTGAGGTCATTCGGGCCGGTGAGTATGACGACGGGGCGCTTCCTGCCCGGGTGCAGGAGATTGCACTTCAGGCCGGGTTAGCAGAGCGCGGAATCAGTGCAAAAAGCAGTAAAGCGGCAAAAGAGAAGAAAGCCACGACCAGTAAAGAGGGCTGAGTATGCTTCTGACAATGGAAGAGATTAAAGCCCAACTCCGGCTGGATGAGGATTTCGATGCTGATGACCGCCATCTGCAACTGCTGGCCTGTGCGGCACAAAAGCGGACGGAAACGTATCTGAACCGGAAGCTCTATGCACCGGATGAAACCATTCCGGACAGCGATCCGGACGGGCTGCACCTGCCGGATGATATTCGTCTGGGGATGCTGATGCTTATCAGCCATTTTTACGAAAACCGCTCGTCGGTTACGGAGGTGGAGAAACTCGACATGCCGCAGAGTTTTGGCTGGCTTGTCGGCCCGTACAGGTACTTTCCGCAATGAAAATTCGTCAGGCGCAGACCAGCGCAACCTACATTCTGCCGGACCCCGGTGAACTGAATAAACGCGTCCTGATCCGCCAGCGGGTGGATATGCCCGCGGATAACTTTGGCGTGGATCCTCAATACCCGGTTGCGTTCCGGACATGGGCGAAGGTTGTCCAGACCAGTGCCACCACCTGGCAGGAAACCGCGCAGACCGGGGACGCCATCACCCATTACATCACCATTCGCTACCGCCGGGGGATCACCGCTGATTATGAGGTGGTCTGCGGTGACAGTGTGTACCGGGTGAAACGTCAGCGCGATCTGAACGGGGCGCGGCGCTTTCTGCTGCTGGAGTGTACGGAACTGGGCGAATTTACGCAGAGTCACGGAGGCAGCAATGGCGACTCCCTTTTTTCACGTTGATGTTCAGCAGCCCGCGGAGATGCGCTTTAACCGCGCCCGTGTCCGGCGGGCGTTTGTCACGATTGGGCAGCGTCATATGCGTGATGCCCGTCGGCTGGTGATGCGCCGTGCGCGGTCGGCACCGGGTGAAAACCCCGGTTATCAGACCGGACGCCTGGCTCGTTCGATTGGTTACATGGTGCCGGGAGCCAGTAAAAAGCGAGCCGGTTTTATGACACGCATTGCCCCTAACCAGCGCAACGGGAAGGGGAACCGGATGATCTCTGGTGACTTCTATCCGGCGTTTCTGTTTTTTGGTGTCCGGGGAGGAGCAAAGCGTCGTCGCAGCCATCATCGTGGTGCATCCGGTGGCAGCGGCTGGCGACTGGCTCCACGTAATAACTTTATGGTGGAAACGCTTGAAAAGAACCGCAGCTGGACACGCTATTTTCTGGCGCGGGAATTACGTAAATCACTGAAGCCGGAGCGACGACACAGATGAAACTGACGCCTGTTATTGCTGCGCTGCGTGCCCGCTGCCCGTATTTTGAAAACCGGGTGGCAGGCGCGGCACAGTTCAAAAATCTGCCGGAGGTCGGAAAGCTGAGACTCCCGGCGGCGTATGTGGTACCGGGTGATGACTCTCCGGGAGAAAACAAAAGCCAGACCGACTACTGGCAGGAGCTGAAAGAGGGCTTCTCCGTGGTTGTCATACTGAGTAACGGGCGTGATGAGCGCGGTCAGTTTGCCTCGTATGATGTGGTGGACGATGTCCGGCAGATGCTCTTTAAGGCCCTGCTGGGCTGGAACCCGGAAGCGTGCGGTAACCCGATTACCTATGACGGCGGCACGCTGCTGGATCTGAATCGTCATGAGCTGATTTATCAGTTCGATTTTTCGGTCATCAGCGAGCTGACCGAAGACGATACCCGCCAGCAGGATGACCTGAACAGTCTGGATGAACTGCGAACGCTGGCGATTGATGTTGATTATCTCGATCCCGGTAACGGGCCTGACGGCGATATCGAACATCACACCGAAATAACCCTTCCTTCCTGAGAATCTTCATGTTTGTGAAACCTGTTAAAGGGCGGTCAGTTCCTGACCCTGCCCGTGGCGACCTTTTGCCCGCCGAGGGGCGAAATGTTGACGAGAACAACTACTGGCTGCGCCGTGAAGCCGCGGGTGATATCCGGCGCGTGAATAAAAAGGTGAATACCGATGACGATAAGCTTTAACACCATTCCGTCGAATACGCTGGTTCCGTTGTTTTATGCGGAAATGGATAACCAGGCGGCGAATACTGCACAGGACAGCGGAGCATCACTGCTGATTGGTCATGCCAATAACGGTGCAGAGATTGTTGCCAACAGTCTGGTGCTGATGCCGTCGGCAGACTATGCACGCCAGATTTGTGGTGCGGGAAGTCAGCTGGCGCGTATGGTCGAGGCTTATCGCCAGACCGACCCGTTTGGTGAGCTGTATGTGATTGCCTTTCCTGAATCCACGGGCGCGGCGGCAACGGTTACGCTGACGGTGACCGGGGCGGCAACCGAAACCGGCACGGTGAATGTGTATGTGGGACGTACCCGCGTGCAGGCACCGGTGACTAACGGCGATAACGTCACGATGATTGCCAGCAGTATCCAGGATGCCATCAATGCCGTTCCGACCCTGCCGTTTACGGCTTCATCTTCGGCAGGCGTGGTCACACTGACCGCGCGTCATAAGGGGCTTTGCGGGAATGAAATTCCTGTCAGCCTCAATTACTACGGCTTTGGTGGGGGCGAAGTGCTGCCAGCGGGCGTAAAGATTGCCGTGGCGACGGGGACCGCCGGAACGGGCTCTCCTGTTCTCACCGGCGCGGTGGCTGCAATGGCGGATGAGCCGTTTGATTATATCGGCCTGCCGTTCAACGACACGGCCTCCGTTAACACGCTGGTGACCGAGATGAACGATACCAGCGGTCGCTGGAGCTATGCGCGTCAGCTGTATGGTCATGTGTATACGGCAAAGATCGGCACGTTGTCAGAACTGGTGACCGCAGGTGACCAGTTTAACCAGCAGCACATTACCCTGGCGGGGTACGAAAAAGAGACCCAGACGCCTGCCGACGAGCTGGCGGCAAGCCGTACCGCCCGCGCAGCGGTGTTTATTCGCAACGATCCGGCACGTCCCACGCAGACCGGTGAGCTGGTGGGTATGCTGCCTGCGCCGAAGGGGAAACGGTTCACGATGACCGAGCAACAGACCCTGCTGTCTCATGGCGTGGCAACGGCGTATGTCGAAAGTGGGGTACTACGCATTCAGCGTGATGTCACCACGTACAGGAAAAACGCTTACGGGGTTGCGGATAACAGCTACCTCGACAGTGAGACGCTGCATACCAGCGCGTATGTACTGCGCAAACTGAAATCCGTTATTACCAGTAAGTACGGGCGTCACAAGCTTGCCAGTGACGGTACCCGCTTTGGTCCCGGTCAGGCGATTGTCACCCCGGCGGTGATCAAAGGGGAACTGCTGGCAACCTACCGTCAGCTCGAGCGTGCGGGGATCGTGGAAAACTACGAACTGTTTAAGCAGTACCTGGTTGTGGAGCGTGATGCCAGCGATCCGAACCGCCTGAACACGCTGTTCCCGCCTGACTATGTTAACCAGTTGCGTGTTTTTGCCGTGGTTAACCAGTTCCGTCTTCAGTATTCAGAGGAGTCTGCATAATGGCCCGTATCGGGGGAACCTGTTATTTCAAAATTGACGGTCAGCAGCTATCGCTGACCGGCGGCATTGAGGTGCCCATGAACAGGACGGTCAATGATGACATCATCGGCCTGGACGGCTCAGTGGACCGCAAGGAAACTCACCGTGCGCCTTATGTCAAAGGGACCTTCAAGGTGCCGAAGAATTTTCCGGTGAACAAAATCACCTCGTCTGATGAGATGACCATCACTGCCGAGCTGGCGAACGGTCAGGTCTATGTACTGTCGTCTGCCTGGCTGCACGGCGAAGCGAACCATAATGCCGAAGAAGGCACGGTTGATCTTGAGTTCCACGGTGAAGAAGGGGATTACCAGTAATGAAAGAGCTTGAGTTAAAGAAACCGATTACCGCTCATGGCGAGACACTCTCCGTACTGGAGTTTGATGAGCCCACCGGGAAAGATGTCCGCGAGCTGGGATATCCCTACCAGATGAATCAGGATGAGTCCGTCAGACTTCTGGCGCATGTGGTATCGAAATACATCGTGCGGCTGGCGAAAGTGCCGCAAAGCTCTGTCGACCAGATGTCTCCGGCAGACCTGAATGCAGCGGCGTGGCTTGTGGCCGGTTTTTTCCTCCAGGCCTGACGGCTGAATACCTCACTGATCGCTTCTTTGACTGCGCCAGTTACTGGCGCATTAATCCCTTCGAATTGCTGAATATGCCGATCAGTGAAATTCCCTTGCTGGTCAGTCAGGCAAACAGGATAGAGCAGGAGAAACGCACACATGGCTGAATTTGAGCTTAAGGCGTTGATCACCGGTGTCGACAGGCTTTCTCCCGCGCTGTCGAAAATGCAAAAGAAAATCCGGGGATTTAAACGCCAGGCGGAAGAAGCGTCAAAGGGTGGGCTGGCGCTTGGTGGCGGACTGGCAGCGGGGCTGACGCTTTCCCTGAAATCTTATGCCGATCAGGAAAACGCCGCCACCGGGCTGAAAGTCGCCATGATGGATGCGAATGGCGAGGTTGGAAAGAGCTTTCAGGACATCAATAAACTGGCTATTGGCCTGGGTAACCAGCTACCCGGTACAACGGCTGATTTCCAGAACATGATGCAGATGCTGGTGCGTCAGGGGATCCCGGCAGAAAACATTCTTGGCGGTGTGGGTAAAGCGACAGCTTATCTTGCGGTACAACTGAAAAAAACACCGGAAGCGGCTGCTGAGTTTGCTGCAAAGATGCAGGATGCTACCGGAACGGCGTCAGAAGACATGATGGGGCTGTTCGACACTATCCAGAAGGCGTTTTATCTGGGCGTTGACGATACCAACATGTTGTCCTTCTTCACTAAAACCAGTTCTGTTCTGAAGATGGTGAACAAGGACGGTCTTCAGGCTGCACAGAGCCTTGCCCCCATCAGCGTCATGATGGATCAGATGGGGATGAACGGGGAGTCGGCAGGTAATGCCCTGCGAAAAGTTATCCAGTCCGGATTAAGCGTTAAGAAAATCAGGGACGTCAATAAAATCATGGCCCGCCAGAAACTCGGGGTACAGCTCGATTTTACTGACGGCAAAGGAAGTTTTGGCGGTCTTGATAACATGTTCAGGCAACTGGCAAAGCTGCGAAAACTGACCGACGTTAAGCGAACAGGCATACTTAAGGCAATATTTGGTGATGATGCCGAAACCCTTCAGGTGGTCAATGCACTAATCGATAAAGGAAAGGATGGTTACGATCAGATCCAGCAGAAGATGAATAAACAGGCCAGCCTGAATAAACGTGTTCAGGCACAGCTTGGTACGCTGTCCAACCTGTGGGAGGCAATGACGGGGACCGCAACTAACGGCCTTGCGGCTATTGGCGGCGCATTTTCTGGTGACGCCAAAAATATCACGCAATGGCTGGGGGAGTTGGGGGAAAAATTCACGAAGTTTGCGGATGAAAATCCCCGGGTTATTCGCGGCGTCGTCGGGCTTGCTGCCGGTCTTGCGATTCTGAAACTGGGATTGATGGGCGTGGGCAGTGCCATCAGTATCGTCAGCAGGATCATGTCGATGACGCCGATTGGCATGATTGCGACGGCGATTGCCTTGGCTGCGGGATTAATTATCACTAACTGGGATGTTGTTGGACCTTATTTCAAGAAGCTCTGGGAAACCATTGGTCCTTATTTTGAGGCTGGCTGGGAACTTCTGAAGAAGGTTTTTGCCTGGTCGCCGCTGGGGATGGTAATCAATAACTGGGGACCGGTTGTTAAGTGGTTTCAGGATATGTGGGACAAGCTGAAGCCAATTATTGAGTGGTTTACCGACAGTTCCGGTGACACGGTCGATGCCATTAACTC